CTTGCGGATCGTAAATATTACGCTGAATACAAACGTGTTTTAATGGAAACTTATAGTTTTGCTGAGAAAAAAGCCAATGAGTATGCAGAGGCTCAAAAGCAAGCAGGTGGAGCAGGGGCAAGAATTTCAGCGGATCAAAAAACACAAATTGGTCAAACTTTAAAAGCAGAAGAGCAGCTTCAAAGTTTAATCAATAAACGAAATGAAGCTGAGAAAAAAGCCAATCAAAAGCCAAAAGCAACGAAGAAAGAAGATAAGTCTAAAGAAGAGGAGCAACGCTTAAAAGAACAAATTGTTTTTCAATATGCAAATAGAGAAAAGCAAATTGAGCTTGATTTATCCCGTCAAATTGGGGAAATACGTAAGGCACGATTTGAACCACAAGCAACTTCTGAATTTATACAAGTTGCTGAAAATCGAGCTACGTTGGAAAAACAGATTTATCTCTCTCAAAAACAATACGAAATTAGCGAATTTCAATTAACAGAGGAGCAAAAGTTAGAAGAAAAATACAAAATTAATCAGCTACTCATAAATGCTGATTATGAAATGCGTGATGATATGAAAGATACGGCAAATAAAGCCTTATCTGATCAGTATCAATTCGAGTTAGGTAATTTGGAACTAGCTAAAAACAAAAGGATTAGTGATGCAGGTGAAGCACTTCGTTCTGAACTAAATAATATCGAAATTCGTTATGCATTTGAGCGTCAAGAAATTGCTCGTAATTTCAGTTTATCTGAGGATGAACAACGTAAACGGTTAGATTTACTAGAGGCAACACATCAGTTTGATAAACGCAAAAGATACGAGTCAGCAGCTTCAGCTTGGGGTGGTACTTATGCGGATATGACGGGTCAGTCTGAACAGTACAATATTGAGCAGACTCGCTTCAGTCGTTACGACGAATCTCAAGCTTTGTTTGATTCTCAAATGGCTTTGGCTGATACAGCTACGCAGAGGGAAGCGATTTGGCTTGCACATAATGATCGTATGTACCTTATTGAGAAAAATTACTCAGATGCAAGAACTGAACTTGGATTGCAAACAATGCAAGGTGTTTTTGGCGGATGGTCTAATGTGTTTAAAGAAGCACTAGGCGAGCAATCAGGGTTTTACAAGGCAGCTTTTATTATGCAAAAAGCTGCTTCAATTGCTGAAGTAACTATGAATGCGCCAAAAACATTTTCAAGTACTTTAGCATCAGTTTCTGCTGTTCCATTGATTGGTCCATATATAGCTCCAGCAATGGCAGCTGGGGCGGTAGCGTTACAATATGCTCAAGTCGGCTTGTTAAATAATGTTCAGCTAGGCTTCTATGGTGGTGGATACACTGGTGATGGTGGCAAGTATGAAGATGCAGGACGGGTTCATAAAGGTGAAGTTGTTTGGTCTCAAGATGATTTGAGAGCTTGGGGTGGTAAGGAAGTTGTAGAGAGTCTCAGAACACAGAGATCCTTTACATCATCTTCACCACGTTCAACTCCAAAAATTAATTTAGGCGATTCATCTAAGTTTAGTATGCAGATCGTGATTAATAATTATTCAACTGCTGAAGTGAATGCTCAACAAAATGCAGATGGTACAGTGACTATAGATATTGTTGATCAACGAATTGCGCAATCTTGGCAAAGATTAAGAAGTGGAAATAGCAATGAGTCTCAAGCTATACAAGGTGCATTTGGCTTAGCGCCATCAAGGGGATGAAATGGATACTTTTAAATTTTGTGCCTTGCAAAATGGTTACGATTTCACTGTTGGCAATAATGTACGGCAACAACAGCTTGAAGGGGGCTTGCCTCGTCAAGTTGTTAAGTTTGTAGGTGCTGCTCATAAAGTAACTGTACAGGTTTCACTTAAAGATGGTTTAGAACGTCAGTTATTCTGGGCATTTTGGCGTTTAAATCAAACCAAGCTATGGCTTTGGAAGTTAATTCTTGATAATGGGGGGCTTGAGGATTGCATTTGTCAATTTGATGCGGATAGCGTTCCAACAGAGTCATACATTAATGGAAAGGTGAGAAGAATGCAGTTTTCAATTTTTGTTAAACCAATTGTTCGAGATCCTGATTTTGACCGTTGGCTTATTGATATGTGGCAAAATGGGAAAATTAACACGATTCAGGATTTGGAAAAAATTCCGAATGTCTGGATGCCTGCTGCAACGGGGGTGTAAATGCAAATTTCTGAAGATATGCTCAATGTGCTTGATCAATCCAGTGGTCCATTTGGTTTGATTGAGTGTGTTGAGATCAGTCATTCAAAATGGTCGTCTGTTCAACGTTTTGTAACCAATTCAAATTTGAATCTGGTGCTCAAGCATGAAGATGGTCAAAGCTTTGAATATGTTTTTGCACCACTGAATATTTCTAAAACTGCTGAAAGTGGCAACTTGGATCAAGGTCTACATATTAAAATCGGTGATGTTGGGGAGCTAATACCTGACTTGATAGATTTAATACTTGATGATGAAGATATTGAGTTGCCCAAGGTGAATTATCGAGCATATTTTATTGGGCAATATGATTCACCTGTTGTTGTTGCACGTGCATTAGATTTAGAAAGTATTACCCGGGACTGGAAAGGTTCTGAGTGTGAAGTTGTTGCACCAGGACTAAACGACAATGGCAACGGTGAAGTCTATTCAGCGAGCACTGATCCGAGTTTAATAAGTTTCTACTAATGAATGATTTATTTAACTGTGTCTATGACAAGCAAAGATTTCACTGTGTCCATTTCGTGATAAAAGCTGCTCAATCGCTGTATCATAAAGATTATTCATCCAGTTTTATTGGTTTGACTGATTCGCTTGATCAGGCATTGCAGACATCACGAAATACAGTGATTCAAAATAAACGTTTAGAAAAGCCGATTGATGGTTGCATCGTCCTGATGACCTACTTTAACAGAAGCTCACATTGTGGGCTTTTTTTTCGTCAACGAATTTTTCATTTGTGTGAAGCTGGAGTACAGCGGATCACATTAGAGCAAGCAAAACCAATTTATAAAAGGATTCGTTTTTATGAGCCAAATCTTAATCATACATAATGCTTTAGATCAGCATGAAAACGAAACGATTCAGTCTGATAGCGTGTTGAAAACGTTTCTAGAAATTCGTGTCAAACATCCGCAGGCACGCATTTTTAAAGGGCATCAACCTTGTGCTGAAACAGATGTGACGCCAGCACGTGATGATAAGCAGGCAATAGCACGACTGCTTGAATCAGATGAAGATTTTTCGATTGTCACTTATCCAGGTGAATTTGCTTCAGCGGTGACTTGGATTGCGACAAAGCTTTTGGGGCAGGCTGTAAAATCTTTGGTAAAAATGCCAAAGATTAATAATGGTACTTCAACAGGCTCCAGTAATAACAACCTATCTAATCCAGAAAACAAACAACGAATCAAAGAGCGTGTGCCTTATATTTTAGGCGCTCCAAAAGCGATTCCTGATTTATTTGCAAATCCTGTACGTTATTTTCAAAATGGCA